GACTGGTATTGGATCTATGAAAGATGTAAGGCACTAAACCTTGACATAAAAAAAGTTGCAAAGTCACTAAATCCTGATAAATCAATTTCAATGAAGGAATCAATGTTGAAATTGGCTAATGAAGTTGAGAAGTTTAATCAAACTCAAATGTGGGGGTATAATATTATTGATATTCTACATTCAGTTCGTAGGGCTCAGGCGATTAATTCGAACATCAAAGAGGCAGGTTTGAAGTACATTACCAAGTATATCGAAGCTGAGGCTCCTGATCGTGTATATGTTGACCATGATAAGATCGGATCTATGTATCGAGACAAAGAAGAATATTGGTTAAACATTGAAAATGGTAAGTATAAGAAAGTAGGTAACGATCCAAAAGTTGATGATGTATGTGGAAGACATTCTAAAATATATATCAAAACAACTGGGGACGACATCATTGAGCGTTATCTCGACGATGACTTGGAAGAAACTCTTTTGGTTGATGAAGAATTTAATCAAGGTTCATTCTTGTTGGCATCATTACTCCCAACAACATATGAAAGAGTTTCAACGATGGGTACTGCTACATTATGGAAAATGTTGATGTTGGCTTGGTCTTACAAACATAACTTGGCAATTCCTGCTAAGAATGATAAAGGGAACTTCGTAGGTGGACTTTCTCGATTGATCCGAACAGGATACTCAAAGAATGTGTTAAAACTTGACTACTCGTCTCTATATCCATCTATTCAGTTGGTACACGATGTATTTCCCGAGTGTGATGTTACAGGTGCAATGAAAGGGTTATTATCTTATTTCCGTAACACTCGTATCAAATACAAACAACTCGCTGAGGAATATGCAAGTATCGATAAGAAAAAATCTACATCTTACGACCGTAAACAATTACCAATTAAGATCTTTATTAATTCGATGTTCGGTGCGTTATCTGCCCCTCAAGTATTCCATTGGGGTGATATGGACAAGGGTGAGATGATTACTTGTACAGGTCGTCAGTATCTTAGAATGATGATTAACTTTTTTATGGATCGTGGTTATACACCTTTAGTGATGGACACGGACGGTATTAACTTCTCGGTTCCTGAAGGTGTGGAGACAAGAAAATATGTTGGTAAGGGTTTAAATTGGAAAGTAAAAGAGGGTAAAGAATATATCGGTGAAGAAGCTGATGTAATGGAGTTCAACGATCTTGCAATGAGAGGTGAAATGGCACTTGATACTGATGGACAATGGCCAGCTTGTATTAACTTAGCTCGTAAGAACTATGCTTTGATTACTGCAAAAGGTAAGATTAAACTTACGGGTAACTCAATCAAATCTAAAAAGATGCCGATCTATATTGAGAAGTTTTTAGATAAAGGAATTAAATTATTACTTGATGGTAAAGGACAAGAGTTTGTTGAGTGGTATTACGAATATGTACAAAAGATATTTGATCAGAAAATTCCATTGATGGATATTGCAAATAAAGCAAAGATCAAACAAACAATTGAGGATTATATAGTTCGTAGTAAACAAACAACTAAATCAGGAGCATTAATGTCTCGTCAAGCACACATGGAGTTGGCAATCAAAGACAAACTAAACGCTAATCTTGGTGAAGTTATCTTCTATGTAAACAACGGTACAAAGGCATCTCACGGTGATGTTCAGAAAGTTAATAAACCAAAGAAAGGTTGGTCACAAGAACATATTGACAATTACATGAGAGATTGGGGAACTACAATACCTGAGGATGTCGATTCAATAATTCAATTAAATTGTTATAGAATTGACCCGTTAGATCTTGAAAGTAACCCCACTATGACAGGAGAATATAATATTCAAAGAGCAATTGCAACATTTAACAAACGTGTTGAACCTCTGTTAGTAGTTTTCAAACAAGAAGTTCGTAATGGGTTGTTGGTTAAAAATCCTGAAGAGAGACCATTCTTTACTAAAGTCCAATGTGAATTAATCAATGGACAACCTTTTGAAGAGGGAGACCAAGACAAATTAGAAGATGTAATGGAAATCTCTGATGAGGAAATGTCTTTTTGGAATCGTGTTGGTGAAACGCCTTATCACATGTATAAAGATGCGGATCAAACTATGTGGAGATATGTACCTGAAAAAGAGTTAGTCCATTTTAATTCCGTCGGAAGAAAGGATGTACCAAACACCGTTGACATTTTGTAACTCAACACAAGCACCCCTACCAACTGATATTTCATCCCAATCTTCGTCTATCCGACCTACGTCTGGAATGATCACACAGTTGGTGAGTGTTTTTATTTTAATTCGTTCTGTTGTTGTTGAGTCAAGTTTTACTTTTGATTGTGCAACATCCCTTACGATTAAAAGGGTTTCACCATTAGTTATGTAAGTTTCATTACTGTTTATTACAATATCAAACGATTCAAAACTATATGATTGATTTCCTTTTATTACGGTTTTTCTAACTGGTTTGTTTTTTATAATTGACATAAAATTAAATTACATATATCTGACGAGGCATAGCTCTAAACTTAAGAGTTTTGTTTAAGTTTTCCGCTAGTAAAGCTTCTCTTTCCATAACTTTTTCAGGACGAAGTCTTGTTAATCTTCCTTCAGCTCCGATCAATTCTTCTATTAGTTTAGCTTTTTCATCTTTTCCTTCAGTACCTAATGTTGCATAATCCATAGTTAAGTCACCATCAGGAGTCTTTAAGTTACCACTAAATTTACCACGAACTCTTGCTAAGGTTTCTTTACAGTATGCTATAAACCATCTACGGACCCAAACTTGTGCAGGATTGTTTAACTTGTACCAACTTATTTTATTAAATGGTACATCAGAAGGTAAAAGAACAATATCAGGATTATCAGCTAAACATTTGTCTCTATCACCTTGTGAAGTATCATAATACCAATACCAAACTTGACCTTTTGCCAATTCCGCATTACCAAAGTCAAATTTACCACCTGGTGTGTTTAAAAGATGTAATGCTTTTTTACCGCCAGGTAGTGCTGTGATATAGTAAGTTAAGTCTCCCGCAAATATTCTTCTTTGAATATTAACTTCTTGCATTCTTAATAATGTATCAAATGCTGGTGTTAAATAATAACTTCCTGCCATATTACCAATTTGCGCAAGTCCTCCACCACCACCAAGTCCAGTTCCATTACCAACACCCGCAAAACCACCTAAACCAAACATTAAGTTGTTTAATGTTGATGGAGTAAACCATAATACTTCATTTATCTCACGACCTGCAGGTATCTCATAAATCTGTTGGTTGGGTACTAACTGAATATAATCTTTTTTAATTTCCCAATCACCTCCAGCCTGCAACCCAACTATTTTTGAATATGCATAAGTATAACGAGTTTCAAAGTCTAAACTTTTAGTTATGAAAGCTCTTGATAGAGATTGAGTATCTAAATTTAAATTATTTAATGTGGTCCATTGAGATTCAATTAACCAATCTTGGACATATTGAGAATAATCGTCAATTGAATATTCTAATAATGTGTCCATCATCTCGTCTTCCAATTCCACAGATCTTAAAGGTGCACCTAATAAGTGTCTAACTTTTTGATAGAATTGACTTCTTTCTGGTTCGTCGATTATTGCCATAGAGTTTTTCTCTATAAATATCTTTAATAATTAATTTGTGTTAGATGGGGCAAATGATCTTTTCTCTATCTTTAGATTTGACAGTCAAAGTGGTAGACTCTAAGGTGTTTTTGTCTTTGAAAAAGAATCCATTAATTTTGTCGTATTCAGGTTTTATTCTAAATCTTATTGATAATCTTTTTTCATCACAACCTCGTTGACCTTTGTTGGACCAATATAAATCTATATATTCAATAGGAACAATTAAGTCACCTTCATAAATTATACCTGACATTTTGCTTTTAACCTTATTTAAGTACTCCTCAGCTGAAGGTTTACTATTTAACCAAGTGTATAATTTATCTATCAATTCATTATATAATTTTATGTATATTGGTTTTTCACTTGATAATGAAGATTGTTTAAATATAGAAAAGAACTCAGACAAATAACTATCAATGAATGGGTCCATTTTTTTAACCTCAAAAAGTGAATTAGTAGGAAATATTGTATTACCATCCTCATCTTTTAGTTCTTGTTTAGTTATTAAATCCGCTTTGATATAATAACTACCACTTTTGAATGACTTAGATAAACAAGAAGTTATTTGAAAAAAAGTATAGTTTAAACTTTCAGTACCTGAATGGATTTTTTTCAAAAGGTCAATTAATGTTTCTTTTGCATCATCAGAACACTTATAATTCAATTGTAGTTTTGTTTGGTTTTTTTCAAAATAATCACCAACAAATCTATCTTCATATTTACTGTGTTCTTTTTGTCTTGCATATGATAACAATCCTTCAATATCATTTGGTATTGTTGTTACGTACCTTTGTTTATTCAGTATTTTTTTAACCTGGTCATCCTCAAATTCTTTATCAACAATGAAGTCCGATACTAATTCTAAAAAGTTTACAGTTCTATTTGTGTCTTGGAGAGCCAATTGAATTATCACAGGAAATGTACCGACATTTTTTTTGCCAAAAAATTGGTCTAGTATAAAAATTGATCTTTCTAATTCATGAATCAAATATTGATCTTCTAAACCATCTCTAAAATTTTTTAATTGACAATATGGTGATTTTTCAGATTTTGATTGTACACACAAATAATCTATTTTAGAACTTCTTCTAAGAGCAATTTCATTTATTTCTTCAGATTCATTAAGTTTTTTTTTTGATGTTCTACTCACAAATAAATCATTAACAAATTCCCAATTAACAACATCCCAAAACTTTTTAATATATTCATCACGTTTGTTTTGATATTTCAAATAGTAAGCGTGTTCCCAAACGTCCAAACCTAACAGAGGATACCCACCTTTTTTAACTATGTTCATCAATGGATTATCTTGATTTGGTGTAGACATAATCTTCAAATTACCTTCACTGTTAAGATACAACCAAGCCCATCCTGAACCAAAACGATCCTGAGCGGCTTTGTTAAACTCATCCTTCATTTTTTTTATGTTACCAAAATCTTTTTTAATTTTTTTCAAAATTTCTCCTCTTGGGAGTTGTTTTTTTGGGGACAACATCTTCCAAAATAATGCATGATTAAATGCTCCACCAGCATTATTTCTAACCTTATTGTCAAATTTACTTATAGTTCTTACAATATCCTCTAATTCCAAATCACCATCAATGTCTTTGATTGCTTTATTTAATTTATCAACATATCCTTTGTAGTGTTTATTGTAATGAATATTCATAGTTTTTGAATCTATAAATCTGTTCAAAGAAGAATATGAGTAAGGTAACTTTTCAATACCAATTGATTTCATTTCAGAAATCAAATTTTTTTTTATTAATTGTTTTTCGTTTAATAAAATTTGTTCAGATAGAAGACTAACTTTTCCTTCGATTCCTTTGTGTTCATACATCAGTTCTTCAAGTTCAGGATATTTTTTTTCAAATTTTTTAACAATCTGTCCCGCAAATGCATTTGCTTCGTCTTCATTAATACCACCAATGTTAGGTCCGTGTTCTCTACCAAGAATTGTCATTTGATATTCATGAACCCATTCATGGGCTAATGTTCTCATGATGTCACGATTTAATCTTCCTTTAGCAAGAACTTTAATTAGGTGATCACCTCTTCTACTACCTGTAGACATCTCACCTTTTCTACCATTTAAAAACATAATTTTTAAATCATTTTTAAGTGGGTATTCTTCTTGTAGTAAAGAAATAAACTTTTTAACAAAGTCTTTTCGATTTTTAATATCGGGATTTTCGTATTTGATAGAAACTTTCATCTTTGATAAATATTATACTGATCAAAAGATTATCGTCTATTGTTAATTAGGTTTAATATTTCTTCAACAATGTCACCTGTGTTTTCTACAATACCATCACCCATTACGGTTCTAATGATTTCTTTTTTACGATTAAGGATGTCATAAATTGCACCTTCAATCGTATTTTCAAACAGTGGATAATAAACCAATACGTTTGATTTCTGACCATATCGATAAGCTCTATCTTCAGCTTGGGCGTGTTCTGCAGGAACAAAAGATAAATCGTTCATAATCACAGCTTCTGCAGATGTTAAAGTTAAACCAACTCCTGCCGCTTTTAGGTTACCAACAAAAACTTTGACTTTATCGTCATTTTGAAATTGGTCGACAGCTTGTTGACGAATTGCATTAGAACAACTACCATCGAGATAAACCGCTTGTTTTCCAAAATGTTGGTATATGGTTTGGAGTGTGTCTGTAAAGTTTGTGAATATTATAACTTTCTTACCTTGATCAATGATATTTTCAGCAAACTCAATTGTTTGTTTTGTTTTTTCATTCGCAATTACTTTTCTAACTTTCATTAGTTTAGAAAACTGAACCGTTAAAGATGAAGACTCATCGGGGTTTTTATCATACCAATCAAAATATTCACCCATTAAATCCTCATACTCTTTTGATTTTAATCTTAGGTAAACAGGAGTGATA